GGTTGGTGTAGCTGGCGGTCATGTTCGTGACCGCGCCGGCGTTGGTGGTCGCCGTCGAGACCTCGATGGCCATCATCACGCCGTCGCCGTTGGTCGCCCCGTTGATGTCGCGCGCGGGGATCGCGACCGGTGTGATGGCCTGCGCGGTGGTCGTCGTGACCACCAGGCCGCTGTTGTGCCACAGGCGGTCGTAGATCGAGAGGCGGCCGGCGAGGGTGGCCGAAGCCTCCACCCGGAACATGTAGCTATTGCCCGCGCCCGGGTTCGTCCACGGGATCTGCCCGGCGTAGGTCGTGAGCGCGGCGCCGTTCAGGCCGGGCGAGGGGGCGACGGCCGCCCCCGGCCGCCCGGCCGTGTAGAAGAGCGAGTGCATGACGCCCGCGGCCTCCATCGTGGCGCCGTTCTTGAGGATCTCCTCCGGCGGCCGGGCCCCGGCGATCGCGCCGTCTACGGTGGTGATCGCCATTGGCTAGGCGGCCCTCCAGATGCCGGCGGCGGCGATCTGAGCGGTGATGTCGCTGCCGTCGGGCGTGATGGGGAAGTCGTGCTGAGATGCGGGCACGATGTTGGCGTCCGTGCCGCCAGTGGTGTCGCTGTCGTATCCGGTCTGGATGTCGGTCCAGCCAGTGCCCGCCGCAACGCCCGTCCAGGTCTGGTCGGGGATGTCGACGTCGGTGCGGTCGTTCGTGTCGTCCACCGTGACCGTAATGCCGCTGGCGTCGGTGAGCACCTTGCGGGCGTAGCCGGAGTTCGTGACCTCCGCGGTGTTCCCGTCCGCCTCGATGGCGGCGAAGGTGTCGAGGTCGCGCAGCGTCGCGTCCGATGCAGACGTGTTGATGGCCGCGACGATGATGGCGGCATTCGTCGGGTCGTTGGCATTGACCCGATCCGCCCATCCGACCATCCGGCCCTTGGCCTGGTTGTGCATGAAGTCGGCCACGGGTCAGTCCTCCAGCGCGAGCGCGTAGAAGTGACGGACCTCGGCGTTCGGGTCGCCCACCGCGTCGGTCCCGGCCGGGCCGTCGTGGTATTTGTCGGGCTGCCCGGTCACCCGGTAGCGCACGTCGCCGTCCACCGTCTTGATGACGATGGCGTCGGCGTGCACGAAGGTGTGCGTGGTGCCCCACGGCTTGTCGGGGCGCCCGCCCGGGCGGTGGACGACGCGCTCGCCCTCGCGCTCGAGCCACCCCTCGGAGACGCCGGCGTCCACCCAGCCGGTCGAGGCGGTCGTCTCTGAGGGCGGGTCGCCCTCGATCGCGACGCCGGCCGACGGCCAGGGCGATGCAGCCGAGGCGAAGAGCTCGTCGGCGGCCGCGGGCTCCAGGAGGTGCTTCGCGCCGGTGAGGGGGTCGTGCACGGCGACGCGCTCGCCCTCACTTCGGTCCGCCAGCTTGCGGATGTGCAGGATGTCAGCCATCGCTGTCTAGCTCGCGATCGCGTAAGGCACGTTGACGACGGCCGTCGGCGTGGCGATCGTCGCCGGCGCCGTCGCGGTCAGCGCCGCGCCGGACGTGCAGGCGAGGAGCTTCTGCCCGGTGAGGATCCCGGTGGAGAGCTCGGCGTGGTCGACGGCGATGCCGGCGAGGCTCACCGGCGCGGTCGCCTTCATCATGATCGAGGCGTAGTAGACGCCCGCCGTGGCGATCCGCTGCGGCGTCGCTAGCGCGACCGTCTTCTCCTCGTCGGCCGCCCATGCGGTGCTCGTCTGGTCGGCGGTCTGCGCGAGCAGCGCCGGCGTCGCGGCCGACGAGTAGAGCGCGAACCACCAGTTGGTGGGCGTGTTGGCCGCCGTGCCGCCGGAGCGGAAGGTCAGGCTCGTGACGAGGTCGTCCTTCTGGAGGACGATCGCCGCCGAGAGCATCACCTGTGTCGTGAGGGCGGCGAGATCGGAGACAGCGCCGAAGCGGCCCTGCGGGATCGTCTCGCGCCGGACGTTGCCGCCGTTGAGCAGGTACGCCGGATCGACGTAGGGCAGCTGCGCGTAGGGCTGGATCGGGTAGCTGTTCACGACTCGCCGCCTTCCTCGTCGACCTCGACCGCGGCCTTCGGGGCGCTCTTGGAGAAGCGATTCGGGAAGGCAGCGAGGATGCGCTTGGCGGTGGCGTCGGCCAGATCGGCCGAGCCGCCCGCGGGGATGAGGATGTCTCGCGGAGGGTCCGCCGCGACATCGAGCTCGCGGAAATCCCGCCCCGTGACGTTGTGGAGCTTCATGCTGGGTCCTTTCGGGTAGCGCGAGGTGCCGCCGGCCGGGAGCGGATCCCGGCCGGCGGGGCTCACGTCAGGGGTCGGGACTACGCCGAGCCGGGCAGGTTGTACGTCAGCGCGGCGACGTTCTCGGTGTTGCTGTAGAGCTGCTTGAAGTCCTGGCGGACCGACGCGATCACCGCGTCCTGGTCGGCCTCGGCGTAGAGCTCGCGGAGCGTCTCCATCGTCATCCCGCGCCGCTGGCCGCGGATGAAGCCGCGCCGGTTGACGGTGAGCGCCGACGTCTGGGTCTGGGTGACGCCGTCGATCACGCCGGAGGCGTTCTGGTAGTCGCTCATGTACTCCGAGACGATCACCGGGGAGCCGTCGACCTTCGCGAGCTCGCCGGCGACGATGGTGGCCGCGGGGCCGTACTTCTCCATGGTCAGGACCGACGAGTCGGCGAGGAGGTCGATGTAGCCCGCCATCGAGACGATGTGGGCGAGGTCGGTCGGGCGCACGCCGTACTTGCCCATGAGCTTCCGGTTCGCCCGGAGCGTCGAGACCGCGAGGGCGGCGTCGGCGCCGGAGCGGTCCGTGCCGGTGAGCTGGTTCAGGGCGATGTCGCGGAGCCCGTTCCAGAACTTGCGCACGTCGTCCGAGTCGGTGACATCGCTGTCCATGTGGGTGCCGGTGAGGTCACCGTTGAGCGTGGCGTCGTCGAGGTCGGCCGCGAGGTAGTCCTGGATCTCCCGCATGATGAACGGGAGCATCGCGACCATCGAGTCCTCCTCGGCCTCGCGCGAGACGAGGATCCGGCCGGCGAACTTCACCGCCGAGAGGGTGACCTTGCGGGTCGCCGGCGTGACGGCCTTGAACTTCGTTTGGCCGGAGTCGGCGGTCTGCTCGGCGTGCACGCCCGTCCGGCGGCGGGTGACCCCGGCCGCGGGGAGGTCGAAGGGCTGCGTCGGCATGTTGATGAGCGGGAAGAGGCTCGCGACCATGAGCGGCAGGTTGATGCGGTCGATGAAGGTGGACGAGAGCTCGGTCGGCACCCACTCGTCGCCCTCGCCCGCGGTCGTCGAGTCCATCGCCGCCTGGAAGGCCGGCACGAACTCCTGCGAGTAGAAGCCGAGCTCGCGCGGGTCACGCGGGTTGCCGGGCGATCCGAGGGCGTAGGAGAGCACGAGCAGCTCGTCCGCGCGGTCCTGGAAGGCCTGGACGTCCGAGACGCTGCGCTTGGCAAGCGGCGCGACCTGCTCGGCCGGGCGCTGGTGCAGCGCGACGAGGCGCTCGAGCGGGGTGCGGGCGCGCAGGAAGGCGGGCTCGGCGTCGGTGTCCTCGGCCCTCACGCCGTTGCGGACGTTGAGGTCCTCAGCGGCCGCGCGCTGGCGCTCCAGTACGTCGGAGGCGATCGTCTCGACCGTGCTGCGGTCGACGAGACCGGCCTGCATCTTCTCGACGGCGTCGGAGAGGTCGTGGACCGCAGTGGCCACAGCCTCGATGGTGGCGGTGTTGACCATGGTTCAGGCCTCCTTGAGGCTCTTGGTGGCTTCGGTGACGCGGGCGTGCATCTGCGCGAGCAGCTCCCGCTCGTGTTCCGTCTGCGGGGCGTCGGGCCCCTCGGCGTCCGGGTCCACCCACTCGACGGGGACCTCGAAGAGGTCCGCGACCGACTGGGCATCGAGCGCCGGGTTGAGCTCGGCGCGGGCGCCGGGCCTGGAGTTGGGAGCGCGCAGGACGCGCGCCAGGGTTGACTCGAGGGTGTCGATGCGGTCGGCCATGCCGGCGGAGACCGCCTTCTTGGCCGTGAGCACGCGCCCCTCTCCGTAGTCGGAGCGGACGGTCGCGGCGCTGACCCCCCGGCCCTTGGCGACGTCGGCCACGAAGAGGCCGTAGAAGTCGTCGACCATCGCCTGCATCGACGCGCGGGCGTCGTCGTCAAGCGGGCCGTACGGGTGGCCCTCGACCTTGAAGCGGCCGGCGTGGATGAAGGTCGTCTCGACGCCCTTCTGCTCCATCTCGCCGCTGTGGTCCTCGTGGGCCGCGACGACGCCGATCGAGCCGACGAGGGCGCTCGGCGCGACGACCACCTCGGACGCCTGCGATGCGATCCAGTAGGCGGCCGAGGCCGCCATCGTGTTCGCCACCGCGACGACGCGCTTCTGTGCGGCGGCCGCACGCACCTTCGCAGCGGTCTCAGGGACCAGGCCGACCGAGCCGCCAGGCGAGTCCACCTCGAGCACGATCGCCGAGATCCCGTCGTCGGCCGCCGCGGCGTCGATGGCCGCGCCGACAGACTGGAGCGACGTGGCGCCGCTCATCTGCGACATGAGCGAGGCGCGCGGCATCAGGACGCCCGTGACCGGGATCACGGCGACGGCCGTGCCCGACTGGTAGGGCTGGCGCGAGCCGGTGCCGGCCTCGATGCGCTGCTCGATCTCCTCGGCGCTGAAGCGCCCGCCGGCCGCGCGGAGGGCGATGAGCTCGGTGATCGCCTGGAGCGTCTCCGGGAGGATCGCCCAGGGCGCAGCGGTGATCGCCTGGATGATGTTCCGGTAACGCACCGGCTCAGTTGCTGAGGGCATGGGCTCCTCCGTTGGCGGTGCTGTGGTCTCGTGCGGCCGATATCTCGGCGAGCACGCGCGCCATGTCGGCGCGGGCGCCGGCGGCGAGCGCCTCCGGCGTGCGGTCGTTCTCCAGTGGCAGGTTGCGGCGAGCCCGGACCTCGGCGCGGCTCATCCATCCCTTGACGGGGTCGAGCGCCTGGGCGTCGACCTCGGCCTGGGTCTTCATGTCCGTCCGCAGCATCGCGTCGGCCAGGAACTCGGGGTAGAGCGCCCGCGGGCCCGCCGGGAAGAGGGAGCGGTCGCGCGCGAGCGTCTGCTCGATGAGGGCCAGGTCCCACGAGAGTCCGTGGGTGAGGAAGTGGAGGCTCTGCCCCTCGACGGTGGAGTAGGTGAGGCTGCCGCCCGAGTCGCCGCCGATGAGCTCCGGCGGCACGCCGAGGATCCGGGCCACCTGCTGGACGCTGAGCTTGGCCTGCTCGACGAACTGCGCGTCCTCGAGCGGCATCGAGATCGGCAGGAACTCGGCGCCGCCCTCAAGGACGGCGACCTTGTGCATGTTCTTCCGGCCGCGGTGGGAGGCGTTCCACGACGCGGCGAGGCGCTTGGTGGCCTCATCGTCGAGCTCGCCCGGGACCTTGATGACGCCGCGCGGGACGGCGCTGTTCTCGAAGAACGAGCCGGCGAAGACCTCCGCCGCGAGCCCGGCGGCGATCGCCTCGCGGGCGTACCCGATCGGCGACATGCCCGTCAGCCCGTCGAGCGAGATCCCCATGAAATGCAGGAGATCGGCGCTCGTGTACTCAGCGAGCTCGCCCGACTCGCGCCGGTAGCGGAAGCGCTTGACGCCGCCCTCGCGGTAGACCTGCTCCATCCGCTCCGGGTACATCGGCCAGAGCGCCGTGACCCGGCCGCTGCTGAACTCCTTGCCGACGTAGGCGTTCCCCCACGTCGACAGGTGCGTCTCGACGAGCGACCAGAGGTTGACCCCGCTCATCTCTGGGTTCGGCTCGTCGTGCAGGAGGGCGTAGACCGGCTCCTGCCACGCCTCGGCGCGGCCGCCGGTCGGGATGCGGCGGTAGGTCTTCAGCGGGAGCTTTCCGACCGAGCGCGATCGCAGCTGCACCGCCGCGAAGACGGAGCCGAGGTGCATGGCGCGGTCGATCGACAGGCGCTCTCCGGTCGCCGTCCGGGCGCCGACGAAGGCCTCGCGGAAGGCGAGGGTGTCCTCGGGGCCGCGCGTGGCGCCGTCGATCAGGCGGGCTACGAGGTTCACTGGGTCGTCTCCCCGCGGCGGCCGCGGGCGTAGAGGACCGCTCCGGCGGTCAGCTGCAGGCCGCCGACGATCAGGCCGGCGGGGAGGAACACGAGCGCGCAGCCCCACGCGACGAGGCCGAGGCCGGCGAGGAAGGCCAGCGTCGTCGCGGCGCTCTCGAGCACGGGCCGCCGGCCGATCCGCGCGAGGAATCGGCGAAGGCGGGCCCGGCGGTTCATCCGAGGACCAGGAGGTCCTTGCTCGCGTAGACGCTGGGCGGCGTGAAGTGGTCGGCGTGCTGCGCCGCGATAGTGGCGGCGACGAGCGGAGTCACGTCCACCTTCGACCGCGTGCGCGACCATGCCCAGGCGTCGGTGAGCGGGCGGGTGACGGCGCCCCGGATCGCGGCCATGAGCTCGGCCGTCCCAAGGTGGCGCAGGCGGGCGTCTGTGACCATGTCGGCGAAGGCGCCGCAGGCCTTGACGAACTCCTCGGCCGTGACCTCGGTCATCTCGACGCCGACCTTCGCGATCGGCTCGGTCAGCGCGGCGGCCGGTGACTTCGCCACGTAGAGGACCGCCGATGGCTTGTGGGCGGCGACGAGCTCCTCGAGGCGACCGGCCACCCATCCGGCGCCGGCGTGGCGCTCGATGACCTCGACGTGCAGGAGGCCGTCCGCGCGCTTGCCGGCCGCGGCGATCGTGGCGGCCGAGCGGTCCGGGAGGACGTCGAACGCGAAGCAGACGGGGTCGACCATCGTCGAGTCGTCGTCGCGGAGCTCGCGCCACGACGCGGCGGCGATGACCGAGGCGGCCTCCGGGTCCGTCTCCGGCCAGTCGCCGATCCCCAGGCGCTCGACGGCGAAGGTGCGCGGGTCCATCGAGCGGCGCTCGCGAGCGGTGTGCTCGATCGAGATCCGCCGGCCGAGCGCGGGGTTCGCCTGCGCCCACGCCTCCTCGGATCCGGCGATCTCCTCCGGGACCTGCGACGGGTTGAGCGGCACGCCGGCTTCGTCCTCGCCCGGGTCGGCCGACCACTCGAAGTAGGCGAGCGCCGGGTCGGTCCCGCGCAGGCCGCGCTCCCGGACGCGGGCCCAGACGACGCCGTGATCGTGCACGGTCTGGTCGACGGCTGAGCCGGCGTAGATCACCTGGACGTTCGGCCGCGCGGAGAGGGTCGGGATCAGCGCTCCGATCGCCGCCTCGCGCAGGATCATCGCCTCGTCGAGGATGAGCGTGTCGCCCGTGAAGCCGCGGCCGCCGCCGGCGGTGCGGGTGCGGAAGTTGATCCGCTGACGGCCGCAGAGCTCGATGCCCTCCTCGCCGTGGGCGCGGGAGACGCGCCTGACGCGGCGGTCGAGTTCGGGGGTGTCCTCGATCAGCATCAGGAGGCGGCGGAAGGCCTCGAGCGAGGTGGCGAACTCGTGGGCGGTGTGCACGATCAGCCTCTCGCCGATCACGAAGAGCCCGCCGAGCTCGCGCGCCTCGAGGATGCCGCCCTTCCCGTTCTGCCGGGCGACGTTGAAGCCGACCTCGAATGCCGCCCACTTGCCGTCGGCGCGCTCGCCGAGAGAGTGGATGAGGGCGAGCTCCTGCCACGGGTCGAGGATGAGCCCGGCCATCGCCGCGAGCTCGATCACCTCTGCGCCGGCGGACGAGACGTGGGGCGGGACGTGCATGACCCGCGGCTCCTGCACGCCCATGATCTCGGTGCTCATGCCGACGCGACCCGCTTGCGCCGCCGGCGCTTCAGCTCGTCGAGCCTGTCGCCGCCGACCTCGACATCGGCCGCGGGCGCGCTGGCCGTCGTGATGCCGAGCCGGGCGAGGGTTTCGGTGAGCAGCTTGCCCGCCGCGACCTTCGCGCTGAGAGACGACGCGCCCTGGACGTCGGCGGCGAGTGACCGCGCGAGCTCGGCCTCCCACGACTCGCCGGCGCCTGGCCGCGCGGTGTCGGCCTGGGCGATCGCCCGCTCGACAGCGGCGACGAGCGCGGCGCTCACCAGGCCCTCGACGATCGCGCGTTCTCGTTTTCTGCCGCGGAGGGAGGAATGGGGACAGAGGTGTGTCCGGACGGGACCGCGCTCAAAAAACCCGCACCTTTCGCGCGATTGCACGGCCCACACGCCGCCACGAGATTCCCGGCGTGATCGGTCCCGCCGCGCGCCCTGGCCACCAGGTGATCGACCGTCGTCGCCCGCCCTGTGCAGACCGGAAGCCGCAACCGGCAGGCGTGGCCATCACGGTCGAGCACCGCCGCCCTGATCCGCCGCCACGCGCGCGTGCTGCCTCTCGACGTCAAGCTCGATGAGCGAGTCAGAGTGGCCATGAGAACGACGAAGGCCACCCGGTGAGGTGGCCTCGGAGACAGCTAGTGCGGTGACGCTGGGCGGGTGGGTCCGACGTATAGGCCGGTCACCCTCGCACCCCGCGGGGCGCTCGCTTGCCGTGCATCAGACGGTAGCGGGCGGGTGAGACTCCGTCTAGTCGAGGGGCGGTGGGGCGATGCCCATCACCTCGTCAGGGGTGAGGTCGAAGACTCGCGCGACCTCCTCGAGGCTGAGCCCATCTCCTTGACCGGCGGACTCGGAGCCCAGCGCGCTGACCACCACCTCGGCAGCGACCGCCTTCCATCCCATGGCCTCCTCGAGTTCCGCCATTAGGTGCGCGGCGTACTCCTTCGGACCAGGTGACCACGGAACCGATGCAGCATCGGGGTCGGCCTTCGTCACCGGCGGGAAGGCCTTGATCGGGCGCATTCTCTCGTCGCTCACGGCGCGCCCTCCCACCTGGCCCGCTCCCACGCTTCGACCTCGCGCTCCAGGCGATCCACCTCGGCCAGCAGGTAGGCAATGTCGGCGGGGGCGTTGGCGATGAGGTTCTGATTCGCCGAGCCGTCGTTGAGCGGATCGAGGACGAGGATGCGGTGACCTCCGGACTCAACCCACCGCTCGACGTACTCGTCATCGCCAGTGACGTGCTCCTCGTAGCCAGTCTCCCACGGCCCCGGCGTGGCAGCCTCCAGGCGATCAGCTCCTGGTCGCCCTGCACCTGTGCGGGATCGTACCCCGGATGGCGCCGGCCTCCATGCCGATGACGGGGATGCGGGGCAGCTGCTCACCGTTGGCCGCGACGTGCACCGAGATCGGCACCTTCGACAGCTCGGCGGGCTCGGCTTCCATCACCGCGCGGGCCACGGCGGCCACGCGCTCGCGCTCTTCTCGCTTGCGGTCCTCACGAGTCCTGATGCGCGGCACGCTTGGCCTCCTCGATCTTGCGGTCCACCTCGCGTAGGCAGTCGGTGACGGTGCCCTTGCTCACCCTCCGGTAGTAGGCGATCGCCCGGTGCGAGATCCCCTGCTCAGCCATCGCCCAGGTCAGGTATTGGGTGTCGGTGAGGACCTGGCGCGCGAGGGCCGTGTCCTCGGGCTCGGGCGCGCTCAGTGGATCACCTCTCGCGTCGCATCCCGCCTTGAGCGGTCGGCCTTCCGGCGGGCGATGAAGCGTTGTGCCTTGCGGACGGCCCGGTCTCGGGACCACGCGCAGCCGTAGCTGCCGAAGCCGGTCTCATCGTTCGCCTCGACGCTCCACCCCCAGGAGATCCGCGATATCTTCATCACCTCGATGCTCGCCCGCTGGGGATGCAGGGCGGGCTCGTCGGGCACGGCGTCTCTCGGCACGCTCACCGGCCACCGTTCAGCGGGCCCCGGGGGAACGGCTCCTCGTCGCGGCCGAAGAGCTCGTCCGGGTTGTCGCCCTGGCCCTGGCCGGCGCCGCCCGGCTGCCGCACGGCGTACCGCACGGTGCCCGGCGGGTCGTTGCGATAGGGCTCGGCCCTGACGAACTGGACGCCCTGGCCGTGGCGCTCCTCGGCCGCCGCGCCGAAGTCCGGCAGGCGCTTTCGGATCGAGCGGACCATGCCCTCGGCCCACTCCTCGTCGTCGGTGCCACGGCTCAGCTCGAGGAAGGCCAGGGCGTCGATCAGGGCGGCCTCGTCGAGCGAACGGCTCGGAGGCCTGGTGGTGGACGAGGCGGCCCTCGCGGCCAGCTCGGAGCCGATCCGAGCGAACGCGCCGGGGGGCGGCGGGTAGTTCACCTCGGTCTGCTCGATCACCGCGTCGATCGCCTTGCCGATGCCCTCGGCGCTGCCGATGCGGCGCAGCACGCGGCGGTACTCGTCGATCAGGTTGGGCGTCCACTCGTGCCGGCGCCACACGGTCTTCAGCCGGACGAGCCCCACCTCGACGGCCTGGCCGAGGGTCTGGGTGGTGGCCTCGGTCGTCATGACCATCCACCGCCTGCTGTTCCGAGCGCGGCGCGCGTGCGCACGCTGCAGAACGTTGCCGTCGACGAACAGCAAGATGTTGGGGTTAGGTCTTCTCTACCTCTACCTCTACCTCTGTATGCGTGACAGTCACGCTTTGTGCGCGTGACGTCACGCGGGACAAACCGCGTGACAGCGTGACGTCTACTAGCCATCGGCCGCTCCCTTGGATCGCTGTCGAGCCTTCCGTTCGCGTGCCAGCTCGCGCCGCCGCCTGATGCCCTCGGCCTGGTCTTGGTGGTGCTCCCAGTCGTGCAGCACGTGGCCCGTCCCGTTCTTGTGGATCCAGCCGCGCTCGATCAGCTCTCGCTCGGCGGCGGGCGTCATCCGGATCGCGCGCCTCGCCTCGGGTGGGATCCGTCCGTCGGTCTCGTGGCGGCCCGCGTAGAGCCACGCCAGCGTCAGGACGCGCCATGACTTGTCCGAGAGACCCTCCGACTTCGGGTGGGTCAGGAGGTCGGTGTAGAGGCGCACGTACTCCACTCAGGTCTCTCCGATCGTCATCTGGTCGTGCACGAGCTCGGCCGGCGCCGCGGCCTCCGGGGCGGCGCTCCCACAGCACCTCGAGGGCGCGCCAGACGGCGGTGACCGACCGCGGCGGCCCGTGGTGGGCGATCACCGACGCGGTGAGCGTGCGCCCGCGCCCGAGGTCGTCCATGCGCTCGAGGACCTCGTCGAGGAGGTCTGCGGAGGGGGTCACGCGGCCTGCCTCGCGCGGGCCTTGGCCAACGTCGCGAGGACCTCAGCGCGGCGCTCCGGGTCATGGCCGATGCAGTAGTCCGAACCCGCGAGAGCGGGACGAAGGCACGGCCGCCCCTTGCCCGGGTAGGTCATCTTGCGGCCGGCGCAGGTTCGCCCCGCGATCTCTCCGATCCGGCGGCGCAGGGCGCGGCGGTGCTCAGGATCGCGCGCAAGCCCGTGGATGGTCGACGCGGCGACGGTCGCCTCGATGCGGTCGCGCCGCGGCAGGCCGAGCCGCACGAAGTGATCGTGCAGGGCGACCGAGCACGACTTGACGGAGGCGTAGCGGGTGCGCGGCTGGATCCGCGCCGCGCAGGCCCGAAGGCTGAGGCCCTGCTCGTACAGGCGGTGCACGGCGCGGACCTGGGCGTCGGTGAGGTAGCCGTAGACGCCCGTCGGCTTGCCCCGGCGGCGGGGCGCCCGGGCGGACGTCGGCGTGTCGCACCACACGCACTTGCCAGAGGGCAGGGGGGTGACCTGCTCGGCGCACGTCGGGCACCAGGCGTAGGGGCGGGGTGCACTCACGCCGCGCCGCCCTTCTTGGCCGCGCCGACGCCGATGCCGAGCACCCCGTGCGCCTCGTCGAAGTCCTCGGGGCGCCAGCAGTACCACTCGGCCCCTGCTGCGAGCAGCGCGTCGCGCACGTCCTCCTGGGCGGCGGAGAGCTTGGCTCCGGCGCGCTTGATCTCGACGAAGACCACCCGCTCACGCACGATGACGAAGTCCGGCCAGCCGGCCGCTAGCTCACCTGAACCTGCCGTCCGCCACCCCTGCTTGGTCAGGGCGGGGCGGAAGTGGACGTGCCGCCAGCCGTAGAGCTTCATCAGGTCGCGCAGCTGCTTGGACCACTCGGCCTCGGTCATGGTGCGGGTGCCGCCGCTCACGAGCGCCGCCCCTGCGCCCACTGTTCCCAGCACAGAGCCCACCTCGCCTCGCGCTGGAGACTGAGGTCCAGAGCCGCCTGGCCGAGCCGATTCGGGCTCTTCTCCCCACGGAGGCTAGGATCCCCTGCACGTCGCCCGCGCCCTCCTGGGGAGATGGGGAGACGCCCGTCGTCTGAGATCGCGCATGCCGAAGGGGTTTCGTGGGTACACAGAGCTACATCTTCACCATGTAGCCTGGCACTCCGGATCGGCTCTATGATGCGGGTGTCAGGCATCGGCGTCTCCCCACGTAGGACCTTCTCCCCATGGCGTTGTCGAAGAAGTGCCACCACACCAAGGCCGAGCGCCGCTCATGCCGGTGCGCCTGGTACTGGAGCGGCTACATCGACGGCCGCCGGCAGTACCGCAACCTCGGCCCGGACCGCACTGAGGCACGGCGCCTGGCGGCCCGCATCGAGGCCGACCGGCTGGACGGCAAGGCCACGCCAGTCCCCCGTGACGCGACCCTCGCGGCCGTCTCCGAGCGCTGGATCGATCACCTGGCCGAGCTCGGCCGCCGCCCTCAGAGTCTGCGCGCCTACCGGACTTCGGCGAACGCCGTGGAGCGCTACTTCGGCCCGGCGTGGGACATCCGCCTCATCGACGCCGGGGAGGTCGCGAAGTTCCGATCCGACGCCTTCGCCAGCCGGCGCGGGCACGGCGGTGCGCACCTGATGCAGGCCCTGCGCGGGATCCTCAACCAGGCGCATCGCGAGGGCCTGATCCCGTCCGTCCCTCAGCCTCCTGTCGAGCGTCGGACGATCGCCCCGAACCCGAACGTCCTGATGAGCGAGGCCGAGACCAACGCGACCATCGCGGCGCTCCGCCCCGATCACTGGCGCGACATGGCGGAGGTGATCCTGCTCACCGGGCTGCGCGTCTCCGAGGCTCTCGCGCTCTCCTGGGAGGACTTCGACGCGGCGGCCGGGACGCTTCACGTCCGCCACTCGGCCGAGCAGACAGGAGCGGTCGACGGGCCGACCAAGACCGCGCACTCCACCCGGCGCATCCGCCTCGAGGAAGAGGCCGCCCAGATCCTGATCCGTCAGCCACGCGCGGACGCGCGCATCTTCCCGCGGCGCTACGGTGCCGCCCTCGCGGCCATGCGTCGCGCCATGGAGCGCTCGGGCACCTACAAGCTCGACCGGGGGTGGCACAGCCTGCGGCACACGAACACAGCTCTGCGGGACCGAGCCGGCCAGTCGGTGCGACAGGCCGCCGGTGAGCTCGGCCACGGGGCGAACTTCGTGATGACGGCCAGCTACGGATGGGCGGCTGAGGCCGCGGAGCCGGCGGGCGTGTCGAAGGTCAGGCAGCGTCACGATCAACCGTCCTCGACATGAACCGCGGCGGCGGCGCGTAGGGCACGCCCTCGGGCTCCACGCGGGGCGGGCGCCCGGCGTCGAGCCACTCGTCCACATCGACGAGCGCGACCATCCAGCGGCCGCGCACCTTCCGCCCTCCGGGGATGGTCCGGTCAGCCAGGGCGATGCGCGTCCACTCGACCGACTGGCCGATGTAGGCGGCGGCGTCCGCCACGCGCAGAAGGGTGCGCGCGCTCACTTCGAGGACTTCCCCGCCGTGTCGGCCGGGTAGATCCATCGAGAGATCCCCGAGCCGTCGCACTCCCCGCACCGGTCGCCCGGGCGCGCGATGTCTCCGGCGACGGCGATCGACCCCTCGGGCACGAGGCCCGAGCCGCTGCACGCACCGCAGATGACGGCC